GGTCGTCCGCTTCCCGCCGCCGAACTGTGCGCCGAAGATCAGGTCGCGGCCCGAGGCGCCGCCGCTCACCAGCCGGCGGGCGCCGCCGATGACGACGACGGGCTCGGCGCTGGCGCGGGCCTTGACCTGGCCGGCCAGGACCCGCGCCCAGGGGCCGGCCAGGTCGGCGCCGATCTTGCCGGCCAGCGGCACCGCCACCTGGGGTTTGACCTCGGAGGCGATCGCCCGGCGCAGGTCCTTGGGGATGCGCCGCAGGTTGCGCGCGGTCAGCGCGCACTCGGCGGCGAACCCGTCCAGCTCAGACACCGCGCCGGGCCCCGGCTCAGGCCGGCGCTGCGGGCAGCAACTGGGGCTTGCCCTCGCACCCGAGGGTCACGGACTGCACGGCCACGGCGTTGACCGCGCCACCGATCGCGCCGGGGGTGACGATCACAGTCGCGGCGAACGACGGGCCGGCGCCGTTCTTGGGCTGAAACGTCGCGGCGACGTGCTCACCCTCGTTCTCGTACAGGTAGCGGCACAGGCTGTCGGCCTGGTCCCAATCCTGCACGAGCTCCAACGCGCAGACCCACGTCGCCTGGGTGACGTCGGTCATGCTCGCCTCGGGGCTCAGGCCCTGCCAGGTGACCGTGGACGCGGTCGGGGTGAACGTCACGCCCGACACATGGCTCTGGTAGTCGTCGTCTCCCAGGGTCAGCAGGACGTCCTTGAGGACCAGCGGGCGGGGCGGGGCGATGGTGCTCATGTGCTCTCCTTGTTGACGGTGACCACCAGGGCCACCTCGTAGGCGGGTTGGGTCTCGTTGTAGACGGCCCGTTTAGCGGTCGTCCAGGTCAGGGCGGTGGCGGTGTCCAGGGCGTGCAGCACGTCCTCGAGCACGGCGTCTAGCTCGTCGTCGCCGGCGCCGGCGGTGGTCTGTGCGGCGATGACCACCAGGGCCAGGTCGTAGTCGCGCCAGGCGCCGGGGTGCCCCGAGGGGCGGACCTCATCGACCCGCACCATGACCAGCGACCGGGGCGGGGCGTCGACCTGGCGGGCGTAGGGCATGACGTCGACGTCGGCGCGGCCGGTGAACGCCTCGACCAGCAGGCCGGCGACCTGGGCGCGGGCGGTCATCCGATCGCCCCGAGGTTGTCCTGGGGGCGCAGCAGCTGCTTCACGGCGCCGGTCAGCGGCCGGGACCGCAGCGCGTACCCGTCGCCGCCAACCCCGATCAGGTCGGACTCGCCGCGGGTGGCCGCGGCCTGCAGCTCGCGCGCCTGGTAGACCACGGCGATCTGCCACCACAGCGGCACCGCCTCGCCCTCGGCCAGCATGGGGGCGTAGGCGGCGCACTGTGCCGTCGCGGCCTGCAGCAGCTCGACCAGGGTCTGCTCGTCCAGACTCCGCGCGTCGGCCCAATGCCGGCGCGCCAGCTCGGGGTCGGCCCAGGCGATCACGGCGCGTATGCCACTTCAGTCAGGGTGTAGCGCTGCCACTTGGTCTGGTTCGTCGGCGTCGTCTGGTCGATGATGCGGGTCCAGGTCATCGGGGCCTGTCCGATGGTGTTGCGGTAGATCGTCTGTATCTGGGCGTTGCCGGTGCCGCCGTCCGTGCCGGAGACGTGGACGAAGTGCCCCGAGGCGACCCAATCGGCGGGCCGGTCGGTCATCGCCGAATACTGAGCGGTGCTGAGGTAGTACCAGCCCGGCGTGGTCAGCTGGTGCATCGACGTGACGCCGGCCGGCAGGGTCGTCGCCGGTGACAGCGGCGCCTGCAGGTTCGCCCGCGACCAGGTCGATGCGTTGGTGGGGCTGGTCTGGTCGATGACGCGGGTCCACTGTGCCGGCGGGTTGGCGATCGTGGAGCGGTGCAGGGTCTGGGTCTGGGCGGTCGCGGCGTCGGTGCCCGAGACGAACAGCCAATGCCCCGAGGTACTGACCGCGTCGGCCGGCCGGTCGGTCATCGCGCCGAACTCGGCGCCGGTCAGATACCACCAGCCCGGCGTGGTCAGGTTGTGCAGGGCGGTGTTGGTGGGGTCCATCCGGCGGGCCCGGCCGCCCTTACCCACGGGGGCGTTGCCCTCCAGGGCCTGCAGCTGCACGCCGCGGAACTGATCGCCCCCGACCGGGGCGAACACGAACAGGCTGTAGGTGCGCCGGTTCGGCGGGCCGGTGGTAACGCCGGCGGTCAGGTGCGGCAGGCCGGTGAACGGGTCGCGGTATAGGGCGATCCCCTCGGGCTCGCGCAGGTCGCCGGGGGTGGTGCCGTCGGCGTTGACGCCCAGGCTAGACGTGTCGACCACGCCGGTCGCCTCGCCGGTCTCCCAGCTGTACCGGGTGATCCTGGCGGGGTCGGTGGTGCCGTTGGTGTTGCCGGTGTACCGGTAGAGGTCCCCGTCGATCGTGGCGAACCCTTGCATGGTGATCGTGGTTCCATCGGACAGCGCGCCCTGGGACAGCTCGACCGTGCCAGAGACGGCGTCGACGCCGGCCTGGACCTCGGACAGCTTGCGCCGCTGGTAGGTGTCGGACGTGCCGCCACTGACGCGGTAGGCGATCGTGTCGGTCGCCTCATCGATCGCCACGATCGCGTAGCTGGCGCCGAACTTGGGCATGACCTGGGCGGCGATCGTGTCGCGGGTCCAGGGCGTGACTGAGGGGCGCCAGGCGAACCGCAACAGGTCGTTGCCGCCGGCGCCGGGGGTGACCGCGGCGGCGGACGGCGCGGCCTGGTAGGCCAGCCACAGGTACAGAATCCCGTCGATGCGCTGCAGGGCGATCGCGGTTCCGTGCCCGCCGTCCTCCAAGATCATGTAGTCCAGCAGCACGCCGGCCGCGGACACGCGGCTGATCGTGGCTGTCTCCCTGGTGCCGGTGGTGCCGGTCGTGGTCTGGGTGACGTAGTAGTCCCCTGTGGTCGGGTCCTTGATCGCGTGTTGCATGACCGACGCGCGCTGCAGCTGCAGCGTCGTCAGGAACGTGGGACGGATCGCGGTCACGTCGAACGCCAGGCGCTCGGTCGCTGCGGCCACGGCCGGCGCCAGGGCGGCGGCGGCGGGCTCGGCGGCGGCGGCGGCGGCGGCGTCGGCCAGGCCCTGCTCGATGTGGTTGAGCCGGTCGGCGTTGACGGGGGTGCCGCCCTCGACACCGTCCAGCCACGTCTGCGGGACGTACACGGATACTCCTGGGGTGGAAGGGAAGGGGGGACCGCCGGCGGCGCGCGAGGACGGACCAGGTCGGGCGCGCCGCCGGCGGTGGCTTAGGCCAGGGCCAGGCGGTCGACGCCGGCGTTCCGGGTGACCTTGGCGACGGAGTAGGCCCACAGCGCGAGCTTGATCACGCCGGGCCCCTCGACCTCATCGAAGCGGAACTGCAGCACGGACGACTCGCCCCAGAACACGGACGCGGGGTCGATCAGCCAGGCGTCGCCCTCGTCGATCGTGTTGTCCCGCAGGGACGGCACGCCCTGGACGTCCAGCGCGCGGAATCCGGCGGTGGTCGTGCCCGAGGCGTTCGCCGGGTTGAGGTAGGGGTAACGCTTGCGCCCGTCGCCGGCCTCCTCGCCGGCCAGGGCCTTGAAGTAGGTACGGGACAGCGCACCGAACGCGCCGGTATCGGCCTCGTCGTCCAGGAAGTCGATCAGGGCGTCCTCGTAGGCGGCGCCGTCGGCCGCGACGGCGGCGACCGGGACGGCGCTTTCCAGGGCGGCGACCAGCTTGGCGTTGCTCTTGCGGCGGTAGTCGCGCAGCATCGCGCGCTGGGCGATGACGTCCAGGGCGGGGTTGCTGCTGTCGACCATTTCGCGCGACACGCGGAACGCGCCAGAGACGGCGGTCGGGCTGATCGTGACCTCGTCCAGCGCCAGCGTGCCCTCGGGAACGTGGGGGGTGCCCTCGACGTGTTCCCCGATGCCGTCGAACTCGCCCTCGATCGGGATGCGGAACGGCGTCGCGTCGGTCAGCGGCGCGGTCTGCAGCTGGGCGATGATCGGCCGGCCGCGGTCGACGGCGCTGATCAGCAGGTCTCCGCGGTAGCCTGGCGGGATGACCTCGGCGAAGTTGGGGCGGGTCGCCACGGCGGCGCGGGCGACGTCGTCCAGCTCGGCGCGGAAGCGCTGCAGGCGCTGGGCTGCCTCGGCGTTGCCGTCCATGCGGGCGCGCCAGGCGTCGCGGACCATGCTGTGTCCGTTGCCCTCGGCGTAGACGCTGGGCTCGGACAGCACGCGGACCAGCTCGGAGGACCCGGCCGCGGCGGTCGGCGCGGCGGCGCCGGCCAGCGGGGCGGGGGCCGGCGCCGGGGTCGACGCCTGGGCGGGCGCGGCCAGGGATGCCAGGTGCGCCTCGGCGGCGGCGACGTTGCTCGGGTCGATGCCGGCCGCGGCGAGGGCGGCCAGCTGGGCAGCTGTGAACACAGGTTCTCCTTGGGTGCTGCGGGCGCTGGCGCGCCCGACGTTGGGGGTGGGGGTGGGACGGAAGTCGACGGCCAGGGTCAGCAGCCGGCTGTCCTCGAGGGCGGCGGCGGCGGACCCGTCGGTGCGAGCGTCATCGAACGCGGGCAGGGACACCTGGGACACTTCCAGCAGCGCGCCAGAGACGGCGGTCGGGCTGGTGTCCCCGTCCCACATCTTCTCGACCAGGGCGGCGTACGACTCATCCGACAGGCGGACCCCAACGGACAGACCGTCGCGTCGACCGTCTGCGACCTCGGCCAGCGCCAGGTCGCCGGCCGGGCCCTCGGCCACGGCGAAGGTGCCCAGCAGGCCCTCGGGGGTGTCGGTCAGGGCGGTGGCGTAGCCCAGGACCCGCTCGGGGTCGTGCTGCAGCAGCAGTTTTACCCGGCCGGTCGTGGCGGGCAGGTCGATGCTGCCGGCGGCGAAGGTGATCGCGCCCACGCTGCTGTTGCCGGCCGGCCCGTAGGGCACGCATAGGCCGGTGATTTCCCGGCTGGCCGGGGTCGCCTCGGCGGCGCCGGGGGCGGACAGCTGCAGCGTGACCGGGCGGGCCGGCGCCGGCGCGGCGGACGCGGTCAGAACGCGGGGCAGGGCGCGGGTCATGGTGTCTCCTGGGGTGCGGGGGCCGGCTCGTCGGCGGGGTCGATCGGGGGCAGGTCCAGCAGGTCGGCGCGGGCCTCATCGGTGGTCAGGACCGGCCCGCCCGAGGCGGCCACGGCCGAGGCGATCGCCTCGGACTTGTCCCCGCGGAGGTACTTGGCCAGGTCGAAGTCGACGGCCTGGCCGCGGGGGGTGACGTCCCCGAGGGACAGCCGCTGCGTGATCGCGGTCATGTAGTCGCGCAGGGACTCGTCCACCAGGGCGCGGCGCTGGGCCTCCCCGTTGCGGTAGGTCATGCCGGTGGCCTCGGGGGCGTTGACGTGGCCCGCGGCCAGGCCGAACATGCGGGCGATTTCCAGGGCCTGATGCTGCCGGCCCTCGAGCAGCTGTAACTGTTGGGCGTTGAACGCGGTTGGGACGTAGTCCAGGGACCGGTGCAGGTAGCCGGTCGCGTACCGCTCACGCGAGGATCGCCACCCGGCCAGCAGCTCGTCGACCTCGGTGCGGGTCAGGTTCGCGCCCTCGGCGCGGGTGTCTTTCAGCACGCCCGAGGGGATGTCCATGACGGCGAACCGGCGCACCGCGGCCTCGAGCAGCAGCGCGGTGCGCAGGGTGGTGCCGGGGACGTTCAGCACGCCCTCGTCGGGGGAGTCGAAGCGGATGAGGTCGCGGGCGGCGACCGGGGCGCCGTCGACGTAGACGCTGCCGGTGGTGTAGTCCAGGCGGACGCGGGAGCGGTCCAGCCGCTCGGCCTGGGCGGGGTAGCCCTGCAGGTCGCGGGCCAGGACCCGCCACCAGGCGACGCCGTAGAAGATCAGGTCATCGACGGTCCAGGTCAGGACGTACTGAGCCGTGGTGTTCGGGTCGGGCTGGGTCAGCAGCGGGCGCGGGGTGCGGGTCACGGTGCCGTCGCCGGCGGTCCTGGTGCAGACCAGGGGGAACGTGCCGATGGTGCCGGCGATGATGTTGCGGGCCCTCTTGACGGTCGGGATGCCCATAGCCTCGAACCGGCTCACCCGGTCGCCGGCGACGTTGATCCCGAACGCCTGGGCGATGCTGTCGGGCAGGCCGGCGACCTGGGCCACGTCCCCGCCGCCGATCACGGCCACGGTGCCCGCGGTCGCGGTCGGCGGGCCGACCAGGATGCGGCGGGCGGTGTCTTTCAACGTCACGGCGCAACCGTCGCGGGCCCTTTAGGCGCGGGCCCAGCAGCCGGCCCTGGGCGGGCGCTGGGCCTAGTAGTCGAACGCCGGCTTAGGTTCGGGCGCCGGGGCGTGCAGCAGGGCGTACCGGGCCACGGTGGCGCCGACCAGGGCGGCGATGCTGGCCGCGGACTTGCGCCGGCCCCAGGCCCAGGACTCTCCCAGCGGGCGCGTCGCCACGTTCCGGACGGCGTCGTCCAGGGCGGAGTGCCCAGGGTGGCGCAGCCGGTCGTCCTCGACGTCGGACAGGAACCCGGCGCAGGCGGTCGCGTACTGCGCCGATTTCAGCCGCTCGACCTTGACGCCGGCGCGCTCGAGCTGGTCGGCCACGTCGATCACGGGACCCGTTGCGTCGCAGGCGATTACGGCCGGCCCCCAGGTGTCGCGCAGCTCGGCCACCCTTGACGCGACCCAATCGGCGCCGGGGCGGTGGTCGATGACGTCGACCCGCACCCGACCGTCGCTGTCCAGCCACGCGGCCTCGATCGAGGCGTCGACGCGGTCCAGGCCGACCTCGAACGCCTGGGCGACCGGGCCGGTCGGCCGCGGCCAGGACGGCGCCAGGCGGGACGCCCAGGCGGTCGCGTCGATCGCGGTCGATGACGTGGCGGTGGGCACGTTGCCGTAGGCGCGCAGGAACTCGGCGGGGTCCATCACGGCCAGGGCCCCGCGCAGCGTCGATGGTTTCAGGGTGTAGCCG